GAATAGTTGACCGGACTGTAGTGTCTTTAGCAGGAGGGGCTTGACATCCATGCCGGTTGTGGTATAATGGCACCATTCGAACGGCAGGGGATGGACGTGGAGAGTGGTCGTATACTTTCGGGATTGATAATAGTCGCCAATAGTGTCCTCATAGGGTCAAAAGCACGATAATTGCGTGGTTTATAATGGTTATTGACCTTATAAGAACAAAAACCAAAAAAGTGCTTGACAAATTCGGATTTTTGTGATAGGATGGGAGGATTTTTCGGAACCGTCGCACCTAAAGTCTAAAACCTAGTGGTCCTCTGGTCTATGCGAATACCCTTATGGTTTTGCGAATCATTGCGAATGGTTACATGGTATTCACGATGATGAGCGATAGTATTTCTCTATTGGTCCCCATCCGCGCATAGTGTCACGCAGGTTTCACACAATTATGCACAATATTGCACTTTATTGCACCTATTACACTTTTGAACACTATTACATTTCCTATACTGTACCGGAGTGGTCTACTATCCAATGAGCCCTTGACAATTCCACGGTTCTATTGTATAATGGACTCTTATTCACCAACACTGACTGGAATTAAATATGATTAAATTTATGACATTTAATGAGGCAATGCAAATTGTATCGGCATATGGTTATAAAAATGGCAATGATTCTCTTATTGACACCATTTCAAATATGGAAGATAATATCTTCGAATTGAATCATAATCAGCGGGTTGCATTGTCGGTGGTTATCGGTGAATATGATTCGCTTGCGGAATTGCAATAATTACGGATTTGGTACTTGACCGGTTTGGTCGACAATCCGAAAAGTCCTTGACAATTCCACGGAAATGCGGTATAATGGCACCATGTTAAAACGAAAGGCTTCTAATGCTTAAACTATCCAAAACCTCAAAGCTTGACAATATTATGTCCTGGTCGCTTACTGCTCTGGACACCTGTCCCGGTTCGGTAAAGGCTGACGGTTCATTGGTTGACGCTTGCTCTGGTTGCTATGCTACCACTGGTTTCTATAATTTCGGCTCGACCAAAGCGGTTCGAATTGATAATAAACTGGACTGGAAGCGTGAGGATTTTGTGGTCGATTTTATTACTGCTCTCAAAAAGCAGAAATATTTTCGCTGGTTCGATTCTGGTGACCTATATTCGGTCCAATTGGCTGAGAAAATCTACCAGATTATGGTTGCTACCCCTCATGTAAAGCACTGGTTGCCGACCCGCATGGCTAAATTCGCTAAATTCAAGGATATTCTGGCGAAAATGTCGGCACTGCCGAATGTAATGGTTCGGTTCTCTTCCGATTCTATTACTGGCGAATATACTCCCGGTGTCCACGGTTCGGTTATTATCCATTCTGCTGCTGATGCTGATGACCGTGTTACAGTATGCGGTGCATATGAGCACGGTGGTAAATGTAATGGTTGCCGTGCTTGCTATTCGAAGGACGTGGATGTAATTGCTTACCCTCAGCACGGTAAGAAAATGGCAAAAGTATTTAAACTGAAAGCAGTTTAATTAATTAATTAATAAAGGAAATATATTATGTTCAATCGTGAAACTCTCCAGAATCTTTTGGCTAACCGTGTTGTGGAAGGAATGGATATTGATACATTGGTAACCTATGCAACCGAACGACTCACGGAGGCGTATGATTCTATGACCGATGCACAATTACAAACGGAAATTGAGGAATATGCACCGGACCTTTTGGAGATTGGTGAATAAATTAATTAATTGTAAAGGTAATTATTATGAATAAAACAGTATCTATTGGTTATTATCGTGAGGATGGCGATTTTGCTATTCTGGCAACCCTGAATAATAATGATGGTTTATTGTCCGACCAAAGATTCAAGCAATTAATTGAATTGGTCGAAGGTGAATATGTGGAGAAATTATATTATACCCATGATATTATGGTGCTCGAGCGTCAGGATACTCCTGATTATGTCGAGGTGGATGCTGTTGCACGGAACAGCGTTGTTGCGTAAAAACAACAGTCAAGGTAAAATCCCTTGACAATCCGTGGATTCCTGTTATAATGGTATTTTTAATTGATGAGGTAATTATGGAAAACGTGTTCAATACTGGTGTTAATCCTGTTCATACTGGCATTTATATTGTAGACCGTGGCGAAAAACTCGGTACACCCCTGCGTTGGTTCAATGCTGACACCGGTGTCTGGTCTCGCTGCGAATATACAATGGAAGATATTCTACAATCCAAAGATAAACCTGGTGCGCTTGGTTTCCTGCCTTGGCGTGGTCCAATCAAGGTGGTCGCACCGAAGGTTCAACCAGTCGCCGAAGTCGCCTTGGTCAATACCACTGACATTCAGGTCACACCAAAGACCAAACCTGCCAAAGTGCCTAAGGTCAAAGCTGTCAAGGTAGCAAAAGCACCTAAGGTCAAAACCGCCAAGGTTACCCATGCTGACGGCACGATTACTTTCCGTGAGGATCGCCAGAAATATATGGCATGGCATGGTGGTAAAGCAGAAGCAGCACGACCTACGCTCGAAGCAGCAAAAGCATACCTGTTCAAGAAATATGGTATGGCTGACGCTCAAATGTTGGTGTTGGTATAATTGTAAAGGTAATTATTATGAAAACGGTTGATATTAAAAAAGGTATGCGTGTCCGTATGGCTAATGGTTGGTACGGTACTATGATGGATAATATGCGTGGTACTACCCGGCTTGTCGAGGTAGAAGGTTATTACACCGAGACTGGTTCGGTTTATTCGCATGATATTGTAGTGGCTCAAACCCCTACAGGTTGGGAAGCAGTGGTGCATACACCCAAAGAATTGAAGTGCAAAGAAATGAATGAAGCATTTTTTGGTTAATTAAAGGAATATTATTATGGATTCGAAAGAAATTGGTGTGTGTTTGGCGGCAGTTGCATTAATGGCTGTAATTATTGCTGCAATTTATGGTTATATTGCGAATATTGTTACATTATTCCATTCGACCGGTGATATTACAGGTCAATTTATTCTGCGAGTTGTAGGTATTTTTATTGCACCACTCGGTTCAATTCTTGGTTTTCTGTAATTAAAGGAATATTATTATGATGCAAGCCGGTAATTATTATGTTGGTGACCTGTGCTACGTATTGCATGAGGTTTGGGATGAAGTCTGTGGCATTATGTTCAAGGATAATCCTGCTGGTAATGATGGTGAATTCACGTTGAAAGACGGACGCCGGTTTGCAGTATATGGTACCGCATGGGGTGATGGCACATATAAAGACCAATTGGGTAATTATTATAGTGTAGATGCAGGCATTATTGGTTGTATTCTGGTGTCGGACATTAAATTAATCAGTGAAGATTGGTGGTCTAATGATATTGATGGTGGCAATGTAATTGAATTCAAAGCTGAGTTTATAACCCAATGCAATGATGGTATGATTCAATTTGGCCATATTATGATTGACACCGATGCCACTTATGATGATGATGAGGATGGTCAACCAGATGAGGATCAGGAATGGCATGATTTTGACCCTGATTGTTAATTATGAAACTGAAAATTAAAATACCAAAAAATACACGGGCACATTTTGTGCTCTTTGCGAAAGATACACCATTTAAACCAAAAAAGGTTAAAAATAAAAAGATTTATAATCGTAGTCAAAAGAATAAAGATGAAAAAAGTGACTGGTATAATGAATCTATGAAGTATTTCTGATGTTGCTTTATTGCAACAGCGTCCCGAAAGTCCTTGACGGACCGTCCAATTGTGTTATAATTGCCACATTGTTTAACGAAAGGTAATTATGAAAATAGTTCCGCTTGATAGGTGCGAATATGATAAATCAAGAAAAGTTTTGAAATTGGCATCTGAATTTATGGGTATGCCCCATGAATTTTATGTGAAAAGTCATTTTACAAACCGTAAAATTAAATTCACTGCAATTGGTCCTGAAGATAAACTCTTTGATGAGGACCAATGGGACGGCGAACAGCAAATATATCGCCAATTTGAAGTTGGCACCATCGATTACATGGTCATTTATAATCAATATTAATTAGGAGTTTTATTATGGGTACACGTTCCTTGACACAGGTTTATGAGCATGGCGAACCAGTGGTTTGTATGTATCGGCAGCTTGATGGTTATCCTACAGGTCATGGTGCAGAATTGGCAGAGTTCCTGAACCAGTTTGATGCCATCACCAATGGTATCGCAGTCGGTGAGACCCGGAAGACTGCCAATGGCATGGGTTGTCTCGCTGCTCAATTGATTGGTCATTTTAAGACCGAGGCTGGTGGTTTCTACCTGTACCCGGTCAATTCAGAGGACGTTGGCGAAGAATATGATTATCATATCCATGAAGATAAAGTGGTTGTGAATGATTCTTGGACCAAAGAGAACCTGTTCACCGGTTCATGGACGTCCTTTGCTAAATTTTGCATCAAAGAGACTGTTGCGGAATAACAACAGCGTCCCAAATAGTCCTTGACGGACTGGCCGGTTGTGGTATAATAGAGTCTTACTTTAACAAACAATAGGAATTTTTATGTCGAACATTTTCCAAGTTGGTGACAAATTCGCTGCAATTATCAACGGCAAGACCGTCAAGCGTGCTAACCGCCGTGCATTGGAACGTATGCTCAAAGCGGATCAGGTCGCTGCACCTGTCGTAGAATCCAAATTCTCCATCAACCAACGCTTCGGTTTTGTGCGTGATATGGTCACTATGCTCGCTAACGGCGACCAAGCGTCCGTTGTTGTGACTGGTCCTGGTGGTCTCGGTAAGTCCCACACCGTGTCTGCTGCTCTCGCTAAGGCAGGTTTCCAAGACCTGTCCGTGCTCGATGAGTTGGAGATTGGTGACAATGTTCCCAAGAATTCTTTCCGTGTAGTCAAGGGTTATTCTACTCCTAAGGGTCTGTATCGCTGCCTGTATGAGAACCGCAATTCTGTGGTCGTGTTTGATGATTGTGATTCTGTACTCAAGGATCCTGTGTCCTTGAACCTGCTCAAAGCTGCGCTCGATTCTTACTCTCGCCGTATCATTTCATGGCGCTCGGAGAACCGTGATGAGGAATTGCCTAACGTGTTTGAATTCAAAGGTCGTGTGGTGTTCATTTCTAACCTGCCGTCCAGTTCTATGGATCAGGCGATTATCAGTCGTTCCCTTGCGGTCGACCTGACCATGACGCCTGCTCAGAAGGTCGAACGGATGCGTTTCCTGTTGACCGAATCAGACTTTATGCCTGAGTTTGACAAGGCAACCAAGAATGATTCTATGGACCTTATTGCATCCGTGTGTGATAAAGTCAAAGAATTGTCCTTGCGTACACTCATGCAAGTGATTAAAATCCGCAAAGCCAATCCCAATGGCAAGTGGAAAGATTTAGCCGAGTACGCAATCTGCGGATAATTTATCTACTAGACCAAAATTTAGTTTTTCTGGTTTCAGACATTGCTTTGGATAATTTACTCTTAGCAATGTCTGTCATTGGCACACCTTTATTGTAAGCTGGTTTACCTTTAAGTGCTGAAGAATCTCTCATTTTTTGTTTGGTTTCTTCAGATACTTTTATTAAACCTTTTATTCCTTTATTCCAAGGCACCCGACCTTTAGGTGCACCTGAATTTTGTGAACCATTTACACCATCACCACCTTTGGTCATATTATAACCAGTATGATAAGAATCATATTGTTCTATAAAATATGATTCCATTGTTTTATATGTGTGTTCATACTCTTTTGATTGATATATTATTTGCCAATCAAAATTTTCCCAACCATATTTGTTAATTGCATTATAAAATTTGTAATTGGATTTTCTTTTTGCTCTTGATTTATGACCATATTGCCTTTGCGGCCAATTACGGTCAAAACCAATATAAATTTTACCATTAATTGTATTTGTGGCTTTATAAATTGTATAGATATCCATGCTGATGCTCCTTATAAGCGTTAGAGTAGGTGGGGGAATTGCGGCTCCGTGACCTACACCTATTTATCTCACTATATTATGGTTGTGTCTAAAAAACAACACTCTTAAAAAAGTCCTTGACATTTATGCCACTCCTGTTATAATGGACTCTTAGATTGATTGATAAGGACATTTTATGCGAACCAAACAAATTGTATCGGGTATGAAAAATAGCCAACGTATCCGTGTTATTCTGAATGGTGTTGGTTTTGTGACCACAGTCCAGGACGCCAGCAATATGCCATTCACCTCGCAAAATACGGCAGTGAATGTGGCATTGCACCGACTGGTTGATGCAACCAAAACCAAGGCGACCGGCATCGGCACCCGTGTTGTAGTATATGACCATAAAATGGCACGGCACGATTTTGATATTCAAATTGACCTAATCTAAGGATTCATTATGATTGACCCAATTACCCCTCGCCAGCAAACCTTGATTGCCAATAACATTGTATCTGCCTGCAAGTTTGGTATCGACCGACTGAGCAAACCTGCATACAATTTCATTTCTGGTTGTGCTGGGTTCATTGCTCACTATAATCACCAAGGTTTTATCGCCGCATATGGTACTGGTATGAACCTGACGCTTGACATTTTGGCAAATAAGCGTTATAATCAATGGTCGAATTTCCGTCCCGGTGATTCGGACTATGAATATTATATGTCGAAGCGGGACCTGTATAACATGATTGTAAAGGAATTGGAAAATGTCCGTGTTACTCAAAGAGACTACGATTTGGTCTGATTCTCGGATGCATAACCATGTTTATGTGTTTGATGTTAAACCAAAAGGGCGTCAAGGTACTGCCATTGGTTATATCAATCATATATCTGATGAGGTAAAGTATTTCAGTACACCATTGAAAATGGATTTCAAGGGTCGTACCTTTGTCGAGGTAGGTAAGAATAGGTTTGGAGTTTAGAATGAGAAAATTAGCTACTATTCGAAAAATTGATGCAATTAGCCCTATTGAAGGTGCTGATGCTATTGAAGTTGCAACCTTAGGTGGTTGGAAAGTTGTGGTCAAAAAAGGTGAATACACCGTTGGTGACCTTGCGGTATACTGCGAGATTGATTCTTGGATTCCCCATGAATTGGCACCGTTTCTGTCTAAAGGCAAAGAACCCCGTGAGTTTGAAGGCATTAAAGGTGAGCGCCTGCGTACCGTAAAACTGCGTGGCCAGTTGTCACAAGGTTTGCTGTTGCCTTATGCCACCTGCGGTATAATTGTTGCTGAAGGTGCTGATGTATCGGAACTGCTAGGTATTATCAAGTGGGAAAAGCCGATGAATGCACAATTGGCTGGCATGGCCAAAGGTAATTTCCCGGCATTGATTCCTAAGACTGACCAAGAACGTGTACAAAACCTGAAAAAGGAAATTGAGACTGTAACGGCTGATGGTCTACTGTTTGAAGTAACCGAAAAGCTGGAAGGTTCTTCAATGACCGTGTACCAAATTGATGGTGAGTTTGGTGTATGCTCACGCAACCTTGACCTAAAGGAAACTGAAGGCAATACATTCTGGTCTGTTGCACGTAAGGAAGATATTGAAGGCAAAATGAAGCGACTTGATGCACAATGGGATTTTGCTATTCAAGGTGAGTTGATTGGTCCTGGTATTCAAGGCAATATCTACAAACTGACACAACCTGAATTTCGTGTGTTTGATGTATACGATATTATGGCTGGTGCATACCTTGACCCGGCACATCGCCGTGCGGTTGTAGCGGTGCTTGGTTTACTCCATGTCCCGATTATCACCGATGGCAAAGACCTTGGTGTTGGTTCTATTGATGAAATTTTGCAATGGGCGGAAGACAGGTCACTGTTGAATCCTACTGTGGAACGTGAGGGTATTGTATTCAAAGAATGCAATGGTGGTATGTCATTCAAGGCTATCAGTAATTCCTATCTCATTAATTCTAAGGATTAATCGTTGCGTTAAAACAACAAAGGCAATCTTTATGGTTGCCTTTTTTTTGCCTTGTGTTATAATGGTACATATGAAAATGACTGATGAACATTACAATTACCTGATTGACTTGCGGGATTCCGGTGAAGTTAATATGTGGGGTGCAACACACTATCTGGTACAAGATTTTGGTGTCTCATATGAGGACGCCAAAAAGATTTTAATTCAATATATTGAAAGTTTTGACAAATGAAAATTGTTATTAATGATTGTTATGGTGGTTTTGGTTTGTCCGATGCGGCATTAGAACGATATAATGCTTTGACAGGCAAGTCCGCAGAATATTTCTGGGACCTTGAGCGTGATGATCCTGCATTGGTTCAGGTCGTTGAAGAAATGGGTGAAGTTGCTAATGGCAAATATTCTGAATTGAAAATCGTTGAAGTACCTGATGGTGTTAAATGGTACATACATGAGTATGGTGGCATGGAACACGTTGCTGAAGAACATCGGACTTGGCGTTAATCATGTTTGTATTTGACGTTGAAACGCTTGGTAAAGAATCGTCAGCTGTTATTCTATCAATGGCTGCGGTTTACTTTGACCCAAAATCCAAACCATCACCTGACCAAATGCGAGAATCTGCATTCTTTGCAAAGTTTAGTGTCGATGACCAAGTGAAACGTCTTGGACGTACCATGACACGATCCAGTCTGTCTTGGTGGGGTAAGCAATGCGATATTGTCAAGGTAAAATCTTTCAAGCCTAGTGCTGATGATATTATTATTGATGATGGTATCGAGGCTATGCGTCAATGGTCTAAGCAATTTCCTTTGCATGATAAGTGCTGGGTCTGGGCACGTGGTAATCTAGACCAATTGGTACTGGATTCTATGGAAGAAAAACTAGAAATTGAACCTGTATTCTTTTTTAATCGGTGGCGTGATGTACGGACAGCAGTTGATTTGATGACTGGTTCTACCACAGGTTATTGTGATGTTGATTATGATGGTTTTAATCCTGCACATCACATTATCAAACATGATCCTGTTGATGATTGTGTTTATGATGCAATGATGATTTTGTACGGAGTTAATAAAGAATGATTGAAACTGAAACCTATGTTGAACCTTTGACATTCATGGTTCAATACAAAGACGCATATAATGCTTTGCATAATGAAGAAATTAAAGCAAAGGATATTGATTCTGCATGGACTTTGGCCCTCAATCTGATTGATTATGAAAGCCGTATACAACAAATATTTCAGGTGAAAAAATGAATGTGTATCTATGGTTTTGGTTGGTGTGGTTATCGGTTGTTATAATGTGGATAGAGGATGAATTTTAATCCTTAACATTAATCGGCGACACCGCATGATATCATCAATATTTTTTCTGTCAAGGTCTTTTTTTGGTATACATGGGCGCTTGACAAACATGCCGTCATGTGGTATAATAGAGTCTCTTACAAGCAAGGAGTTTTATGGGTAAGATTAAGAATAAAGCAGTCGAAGTTCTTGATATGCTTGAGAATGGTTATGATAATGAAGATATATCCCTGATGCTTGACGTTGATTTGGATTTTATCAAGTCAATTATCGGCACACCACAAACCAGTGAGATTACAAATTACTATGGAGAATTTAATGAATAAGAACCAACGCCAATTTGTCTTGGCATCTGAAGGTGAATTTGGACCTGAAGCAGTATTGACCCGTGATAAGATTGATTTGATTGTAGGAAAATATGATTCTCCTTATCCATTCTGGTTGGTGACTAAGGCTGAATATCGTGCAGGTCGTGGCCTGTATAAAGTGCCTGCATCCGGTACGTATCAGGCACCTGTCGAGGTAGCAAAAGAAGATCAAGCAATGACTGTTGATTTGTCTGCACAAGTAATGACGCTACGCCAACCTAAACTGGTTGATGAATCTGACACCTCAATCCCTGTAAAGTACCCTGATTATGTCCCTTTCGGATTTTTTAAAGATTTGCGTAATATCGTTAAGTCTAGCATGTTTTATCCTGTATTTGTTACTGGTCATAGTGGTAACGGAAAAACCCTTATGGTTGAACAAGTTTGTGCTGAACTTCAACGTGAATGTATCCGTGTCAACATTTCGATTGAAACTGATGAAAGCGATTTACTTGGCGGCCCCACTCTTGTCAACGGCAATGTGGTTAATCGTGATGGTCCTGTTATTATTGCCATGAAGCGTGGTGCTGTTTTGTTGATTGATGAAGTTGACCGTGGTTCAAACAAACTGATGTGCTTGCAAGGTATCCTTGAAGGCAAACCATACTACAATAAAAAGTCTGGCGAGTTGGTTTATCCAAAACCTGGTTTCAATGTAGTTGCCACTGCAAACACCAAAGGTCGCGGCTCTGATGAAGGCAAGTACCTGTCACAGATTCTTGATGATGCATTCTTGGAACGTTTTCCAATTACTGTCGAACAGGAATATCCTGATAAGAAAACTGAGACTAAGATTCTTGCACCACTTATCAAGGATACAGATTTTGTTGAATGTCTTGTGACATGGGCTGATACTGTCCGTAAGACCTTCAAAGAAGGTGGTGTTGATGAGATTATTTCTACTCGCCGTCTGGTTCATATCGCAAAGGCATTTGATATTTTCCAAGACCGCATGAAAGCAATTACACTTTGCGTGAATCGTTTTGATGAAGAAACTAAAACTGGTTTCTTGGACCTGTACACCAAAGTTGATGCAAAAATTAATGCACCTGTAAGTGTTTCTAAATCAGCAACAACACCATTTAAACCTGAAGAAGAAGTTCCATTTTAAGGAGTAAATTATGAATCTAAATTTATTTAAAGCAGTTCTTACTGCATTTGTTACAGTTTGTTATTTGTTTGCTTGGTATCAGGGTGAAATGATCCCAGCATGGCAAGCTGCAATTTGGGTATTCATTGTTTTCATTGATGACCTAAAAGAATACTTGAACAACCGTTAATTATTGGAGTTATATTATGAAATTGAAAGTACGTTCTGGCAAACAAAATCGCCATGAAAAGATTGCAGTTGTATTATTGTCTGGTGAACCTGTGGCGCCTGATGATATCAAGGCGTGTTTCAAAGACACAGACCAAGAGGCAGTATTGTATCGTCTTGCAACCAACATCTATAATATCCGTCGTGATGGTGGAGTTATCAAGGTGCATAAAGATGGTCGTAAAGTGACAGCATATCAATTGTTGAATCCTAATTGTTTCAATGCAGAAGGTCGTTATACAGGTTATACCAATACCAATGAAACAAATAGTCCTGATGTAGTTGTCGAACAAACAGAAACGGAGACTGTATATGCGTAATGGTTCTGGAAT